AATCTAGCACCCTCTAATCCTAATTGACCAACTCTTGCCCCCGCAGTAGATGATGTTTGACCAAGTTGTGCGCCCATTGTAAGAGGCTGTTGACCCAAAGCCTCAAGCCCTTGAACCTGACCCATTGCAGTCGTGTAAGGAGCATAAGCCGCTTGTTGACCAGAATAGTACTGACCCATAGCACCAGCACCTTGATTAAGCAATCCCGCACCAAATGCAACCTGTTGTTGACCAGCTTGTTGAGCTTGAGCCGCCAATTGAGCCTCTTGTGTAGCACGAGCGTTATACAAAGCCTGTAGTTCAGGAGTAGTAGCACCCGCAGTGCCTCCTTGAGCCACAGAAAGACCACCACGACCTTGTTGTTGCAGTCTGTTTTGCAATGTAGCTAACTCTAACTCTCTGCCTGGTTGCAACAAAGCCATCTGTTGATTGAGATAGTTCTGAGCAACTGCTTCAGGAGATTGAGCCAAGTATTGATTACCAAGACCAAACAATCTTTGAGCGCCTGTTTGCAAAGGAGCAAACTGACCTTGTGCTTGTTCTGCTTGAGTAAGACCTTGGTTTGACAAAGCCATTAACCTGTCTTGCTGTGCTTTAGCTTCAGGGCTTAATGTGTATCCTGCGCTTGTCAACCGACCAGTTACAGGATCTACTTGGAACTGTGAAGTACCAAAGCGAGTAGTCATTCCAACAGGTCGGAAAGCGGCAGCTTGTTTAGCGGCAGCAGTTTCAGCATCAATCATTGCTTGTGCTTTTTGAGCCGCCTCCCTAGATTGTTGCATCTGAAGCAGATTACCTGCTGTTCCTAGTCCGCCAGAAATTAGATTACTACCACCACCACCAAGAATACTATTAACAACAGAGCCAATACCTGCGTTAATAAGTGATGTATTTAGACCGCTTGTAATACCGCCCGCTGTAACACCACCAGCTGTAACACCACCAGCTGTAACACCACTAGCACCACCCAAAGTAGATGCCACACCACCACCAGCTAAAGCATTAGCTACAGAATCAGCAGTAATACCTCCTGCCGCACCAGTTAGCAAACCACTGCCACCAGTTAAATTTGTTAAGGTTGGAACAGTCGCACCAGTGGTCAAAGCCGCAGCTAAAGTTTCAGCACCCAGAGTACCACCCGCACCACCAAGAGCTAAGTCTAGTTGGGCTAATTGAGCCATTGTTAGACCCGTAGCGCCAACAGTAGCGTTAGCTAAAGCCGCATCTGAAGCAGCAATACCAGATAAAGCACCTTCACCTAAAAAAGTACCAGTACCAGATGGTGGGCCTGCTGTCGTAAAAACATCACCCAAAGCAGATGGAGCACCTTGTAGATAACCACTTAATGCACCACCTGCGCCACCTAATAAAGCACCCTGAAGAACATTACCACCAGCAAGACCTGATGTAGCGCCACCAAGAATAGCATTACCCAATGCACTTGAAGCTACTTGACTAGCACCAGTACCTAATATTGCATTACCAAGCAAACCACCCGCACCAGATGCAGCCAATCCAATCTGAATCAAAGGCATCAATTGACCTATATCAGAACTTGATGCGCCTGATGTATAGAAAAGTGGAGTGCCGTCAGGAGCAAACTGAACACGATAGCCTGTGTTTCCAGAACCAGCTGTAGTACCGCCAAATGCATTGCTTCCTGTTTCGTAATTATTTGCAATGGCTTGGCCTGTAAGTTTATTGCCAAATGTGGTTTCTCCAGTATCTCCAACTAACTTACCATTTACTGTCTTAATTTTTGATGGGTCAACTGGTTGAAGATATGTACCATACTCGCCAGCATCTTTGGGAATACCATAAACAGTTTCAAGTTTTGCATCCTTGGGAACTGTAACCAAACGACTTTCAGGGTATGTTACTTCTCCAGTATCCGTACTGTTATAAGTCAGCATTTTGCCTGTAGGTTCCCAAACATAACTAATAGTTTTACCATCTTCACCAGTTTCAGTAAAAACTTGTTTTCCGTTGTACAGTGTTTTAATTGGTTCTACAGGAGCTAAAACAGGAACTTCACCAAATTGTTTAATGTCAGTAATGCCAGCAGTTGCCATCATTCTTGCCATATCAGAAGCATTAGCTTGCGCAGTCCCCCATCCCTGACCTTGCCATCTATCCGTCAGGTTTTGGTTGAGAATTTGTTGGGTCAATGTGGCAGTGGCAGCATATCCAGTATCCGCAAGCACTTTACCTGCCGCATCAACGATTTTTCCTTCAGCAGTTAGAAATGTGCCATTATTTAGATTAATTGGCGCTGACGTTGTTGCTGTTGGAGTAGCTGGAGCAGTTGTCGTAGTTGTCGCAGCTGGAGCGGTAGTAGTAGTTTGAGTAGCTACAGGTTTAACTGCTGCTGGCTCTGTACCTTGCGCTCGTGCTGCTGCAACAGCACGTGCAAAAGATGCCTCATCGTTAGCATCAATTACTGTGTCGCCATTGCCCAATAAAGCTTCTGTCCAAAACTTTGTACCTGCTGGGTCTGCTTCACGACCAGTGTATTTGTCATATAACTGCTGAATAGTAAGTGCCATGATTACTCCTTATTGTGGCGCATCAGGCCATGTAATTGTCCAAGGGAAACCTGATTGTGCAGTTACATCACGCAAGGCTTGACGATAGGTAGCCCATACTGCTTTGTCCACAGGAGCATCAGCTACTTGTGTCCAATCACAGTCTTTTAGTTTCTCATCCCTTGAAGCACGAACACTCTTAGCCTGTTCAGCATCTTTAGTGGCTTTGTAAGCAACTTCTTGTTCAGCAGCAGTAGTAGTTACACCATCTACAACTTGGTCAATGAAGACAGGGCCAAGGATATATTTGGTGTACCACTTACCATCTACTTGCTCAACACCAGAGGCTTGAGAGTATTGGTAAACAGTACCGCCAGTTGCTTGTGGGCCTTCAAAGACTACATCAGCACCCAAAGCAGTTAAGACTTCAGTTGTTGTTATGTCCCATGATGGGCCACCATTGGCTTTTGTGTATGCACGAAATTCTGCTTCGTACATGACTTGCCCATTATTTGTTCTGATTTGCATTTTAATTACCTCAAGCAATTGCTAAAAACACGAAAGAACCACCACTTGCATTGATGGCAGATGGCGCAGTTGAACTAATCTCAAACCCTGCGCTATAGGTGTCGATGTAGTCTGTTGATGTTACTTCGTCATTTACAGTATTCAAGAGCAAGTAAGGGTCATTGCCTGACACAATGCCACGGGCTGTATCCCAAAAATACCAAGCACCAGTTGAGTCTGTGCGCTTAATAAGGACAAACCTTGCACCGCCTGTAAAGCCACAGTCAATTTGAAGTGTAGTTGCTGTGCCTGTGTATGAGCCTACTTTTGAAACACCAGCGCAGGTTGCAAATAGGTAGGCTACATATGTCTGACCATTGCTGTTTGAAGTGGAGTTACCTGCACGTGTCGAAAATGTTGTTGCGGAATCAGAACCAGAACTCCAATAATTAGTTGATTCGACAATAGCATTTGTTTCAAGAAACATATAAAAGTTTACTCCTCCCCCAATAACAGTTCCGCCTACAATCCAAGCAACAGCACCCGACCTACTCTTTATAATTTTTAGTTCTGGTGTGACACCAAGGTTATGATTTGGGTTTAATGCACTCCCCGTCCCTGTATAGCAAACCTCATCAAAGAAGCTAGGCGCACGTCTGAAAGAGTAATCAACAAATGGGTCATTGATGTCATTTTGACCGCCAGATGAATTAGACACTGTGTATCCATCTTGACCCAAAACTCCTGCGTTTGTTACAGTTACTTCAGCCGCAGTATCTGGCGTTCTTAAAGCCTTACCCGCACCACGCAACCTGTCCCAAAACTGACCCAAATAACCGCCATAGCTACCATACATTCTACTGCTCGAAAGCACAGCATCAGGTGGAAATCCAACTCCTGTCACTGTGGCAGTAGTAGCAGTTCCTGTGCGTATTGCTGGTTTAAACACACTAGTCCCACTTGTAGGCACTTTCATCGGGCCTCTACGAATGGCTATGTAGATGTAGGTAGCACTAGTAGAAAGAGAGCTTCCTGCAACAGTTGTAAATCCTGTGGCAGTTGGATTTACTATG